GATGTACCACCGGGCACCGGGGAGCGCAAATCGCGGGCACTTCGCCATGACGCCAAGGAAGTCTTCCTTGTCGAGGTTCTCGAAGCTGCCGTTGTTCGTCGCAGCCGTGTGGACGCTGGCCGTGAACGACGCCGTGTCGATCTTGACCGTGATGCCGTGATGGCCACCGTAGGTGCTGGTGCCGTCACCGATGAACACCGCTTCGTCGAGGGCCTTGGCAACAGCCAGGCTGTGCTCGCTCGTGATGAGCTCGCTGATCCCAACCGCATCGCTCCACAGCTCGTTGCTGATCTTGGTGGCCACGCCAAACTTCTGGGCCACCAGCTGCACCTGCGTGCCGGTCATCGAGCTGTACGAAAACTCGGAGTTTTCGCCGAGCCACGCGCCGGTCACGCCCGAGAGCCGCTTCGGAATCGTGAGCGTGTCGGACTGCATCGTGAAGTTTTGCAGAGCGGTGGGAGCCACTCCGTAGGTTTCCACGTTGCGGATCACGGCGGCCTCAAAGGCCTCGGGCACGATGAACCCGCCAGCGGAATTGACGCCGCCGGCCATCGTGCGAGCTTCCACGTTGTTGTCGTTGCACCACCGGCGGGCTTCGGCATCACCGCCAAACGTGGCCTGCAGCCACTTGCCGACGCGGTAGGCGTCCTCGTGCGAGCGAAACGCCTTGAGCGACCGAGTGTCACGGATCGCTTCGATGCGAACCGGGGCCACGTCACGCACCTCGGGGGCCGGGGCCGCCCGCTCGGACACCGCCTTGAGGTTCGCACCGGCTTCGGCCACCTTGGCCTCGAAGTCGATCTGGCCGGCGATCTTCTGGGCACGCTCGGTCAGGCCCTTCAGCTCCATCTCACGCGCGGCAAGATCCGCAGCGTTGTCGGTGTCGAGGGCGGTCAGCGAGTCGATACGCTCGGCAACCTCGGTCGCTTCGGCGCGAAGGGCAGACAGGCGGTCCATGTGTTTTCTCCTCGGCGTGATTGCCGTGGAGTTCACATTGCCGTTAGGTGCCGCCTCCCTTGCAGAACCGCACTTGCGAAACTGTTGTTTTCACAAACACAACCCCACGGGCTCCGCAGCGCGGGCACCGCACGTACCGCTGCCGCTCATCGCCGCAAGCGCGGCTAGACCGTGTACGCAGCTGTTCGCCGCACTGGCAGCGTGGTCTGTCAGACATTCTTCATCCGCAGGATGGCGGCCCACGCCTGGGCGACGCCTCGCAGGGCCGAACGCACAGCAGGCGGGGCTGCGTCTGGTGTAGCTTGCGCTGCAAGCCAGGCTTCGTAGGAACGCATGGCGACGCTGGCCGAGGTGCTCGGATACGCGGGCACCAGCACAGGCCCCACGTCGTAAAGGCCGCTTACCTCGCGGATCTGCCGCACGGCCTTGCCGTCCTCGCCAGTGCGGAACGACTCGCCGGCCTTGTCCACCGTGAAGGCAAACGACGAGCCCCGCACGTCGCGCCGCTGGATGAGCTCGAGCACGTCGGCCCGGCTCACGGGCGGAGTCACGACATACCGCAGGCCTTTGTCGTCGCTGGACAGTTCCAGCGTGCCCGAGGAAGTGCGGCCCAGCACGATGTTGGAATCGTGGTTGAACAAGGCCACCACGTCGCTCTTGCCGCGCTGGCGGCTCAAGATGCGGTCAAACGCCCCCGGCATGATCTCTTCTTTGAAGCCGCCAAGATCAAGGCTGAGCCGGTTGTAGACGGCAGCGTAGCCAACGATGGCGGCCCGGCCATCGGCCCGGCTTTCCACCTGCAGCTCGTCGGCTTCCTCAAACGCAAAGTCGCGGCGTTCGATCTCCATGTGTCTGCTCCTGTTCTCGTCTTCTGCGTTCATCTGTCGCACCAGTTTTTCTGCCCACGAGCGGCCAGGGTCGCCGCCCCACAGTGCCCACGCGATCCTGCCGGCACTTGGGAAACCGTCCTGGCTCGGGCTCCAGCCCTCTCCCTGCTTGTCGATCTCGTGCCTGTCGAAGTACGCCTTCATTCGGCGTGCCGTGTCTGGGCTAATCGTCGTGCCGTTGCTCAGGTCGCGTGCGCGTGCCACGCCGACTTCAGTGCCTCCTCGGCCGTACTCTCTTCGCCACTCTAATCCTCTTGCGGCCTCCTCTCGCACACCACTTGGCGGCGTAAAGTCGATGTCCTCATACGCCATCGACCTGCTCCTCGGAGATGTCTTCGGCGTCATCCTCGGGGCTATCCTCGTCTTCCACCTCGACGACCGGCGCAGGCTCCGGCTGCGGGGCTGGCGGCTGCTCGCCCGCCTGGTTCAGCGTTGTCATGTTCAACTGGATGAAGTGCTTGTCGCCTTCTGGCCCAAGCGGGTTGAGGTTCTCCATCTCGCGCACTTCGTTAATGCTCATCCAGCCGTTTTGGATGGCCGACACGTAGTAGGCCGACCGGCTCGCGTGGTCGCCACGCAGCAGGCCTGAGACGTTGTGCTCGGCAAAGTACGTTTCGTCGTCTTCGATCAGGTCGCGGCTGATCGCCGCTTCCCACCGCTTCAAGTGCGGCAGCAGGCAGTGCTGCACAAACTCCGTGCCCTGCACTTCGATGTTGCTGTACGTGCTGCGCGTCAGGTCTTGGATCATGTGCGGCGGCACACGGAACGCGCGGCAGATCTCAATGACTTGGTACTGCCGCGTCTCAAGGAACTGCGCCGCCTCGTTGCTCTGCGACAGCTCGTGGGCCTTGACGCCCGCAGGCAGGACCGCCGTGCGGTGTGCCCGATCTGGGCCACGGTGCATCCGCTCCCACGACTCACGCAATCGCTCGGCCGCCTCGACCGGCACGGGGTTGTCAGACTCCAGCACGATGCCCGGCCGGGCACCGTTGCCAAAGTACGTGCTGCCGTGGGCCTCCAACGCCTGGGCCAGGCCGATAGCGTTTTGGAAGATGCGAAACGTCGGGATCGGGTGGATGCCGTCGTCTGTGGTGAACCGCAGGGCGAAGATCTGCTCCTGGCGATACGTCGTCACGCGCCCATCAGGCTCACGGTACATGTACCGCAGCCGCCCGTCAGACAGCCGCTCTACCTCCATGCGTGACGAGTGCAGTGGCCACAGCTCGCTGACCGGGCCTCGAGCACCGGCGCGAATCTCTGCGTAGGAAGCGCCGTAGTGCAGGTAGAGTCCGGTCATCCAATCACGGAACTCCTGGGCCGTCTGCCACGGATTCGGCTGCTGGTGCAGCAGGCGGTAGATCGGATGCTCTGTGGCCCGTCGTTTGCCACCGGCCGCCAGCCGCTCGTAGACGTGCAGCGGCAGCGACGATACCGAATCCGATATGACGCGGATGCAGGCCGTGTAGGCCGAGCATGCCATCGACGTGTCGGCGTTCACCCTGACGCCGGACGCGGTGCGGCCGCCGCCCATTTCGCTCCAGTCAATGCCACGCAGCTCGTGCATGCGGAAGTCAGTCGCGGCTGTCTCGCTCATAGCGTCATGAGATCCCATGATTGCTCCGGGGCAGGTGCCGTCGCGGTCTGCCAGAGGCCGATGGCCATGACGAGCGACACAATCCCGTCGATGCGTTCTGTGCTGCGGTTCTTTGAGGGCTTGATGTTTCCTGCCGCTGAGTCGCTCTGAATCGCCACGTTCGACGCCTGCCAAGCGAGCACAGGATGCCCGCCGTGGCGAAGCTTGCCGGCTACAACCCAGTTCTCCAACTGCTTAGAGGGCGCGCTCAAAGAGCCGTAGCCCTGCCGAAAGTTTGTCATGGGCAGGCCATCGCCTTGCAGTTGCTGGCCGAGTTGGGCGCTGTTCCACGGGTCCAGGCCTACGCCACGGATGCGGTACTTCGAGGCCAGGGCGTTAATGTCGCGCCGCACGTGCTCGAAGTCAGTCACGTTGCCATCGGTCATCGTCAGGTGGCCTTGTCGCTGCCACGTCAGGTACGGCACCTTGTCGCGCCTCTCGCGCTGGTGGGCGTTCTCGTTTGGTATCCAAAAGTGCGGCTCTACCCAGAAGGTTCCATCGTCCAACGGGAACAGCAGCACAAAGGCGGTCGTGTCGAAGGTCGTGGCTAGGTCGAGCCCGGCCCAACACTCGCGGCCGGCCAGGTCCACGGGGCAGGCGTCGTTGCCCTGTGCCCAATGGTCCATCCGCAGCCACCGCTGGTCTTGCTCGGTCCACTGGTTGAGGTACAGCTGGCGGAAAGTGTTTTCGTACGTGGGCATTTCGACGGCACGGGCACACTCGCTGCGCAGGAAGTCAAGCTTGACCGACACGCCGAGGTTGGGGTTTGCCTTTGCCCAGGTGCGCTCGTCCTTCCAGTCATCTTTGATCGCAGCGGCGTAGATGGCTGGCAGGAATGTCTCGTCCTTAATCGCACCGGCCTGCACAGCGTTAGCGTACTGCCAAATCTCCCAGCACACGCTCTTGCGGTCGTAGCCTGCCGTCGTCAACGCCACGGTGAGCGGCTGCCGCCGCGCCCCTTGGCTCGACAACATCACCTCCCACATCTCACGATTGCTCACGTGCAACTCGTCAAAGATGACGCCGTGGGCAGAGAGTCCGTGCTGAATACCAGCCTCGGCGGAAAGTGCTTTGTACGTGGCGTGCGTGCTCTCGCGCACGATGGCGTTGCGATAGACCTTCAGGTGCTTACGCAGCACTGGCGACTGCTCGACGTATACGCGGGCCATGTCGAACACGAGCCGGGCCTGGTCACGCGACGCCGCACAGCTGTAGACCTCGCAGCCTGGCTCGTCCTCCATCAAGAGCTTGAGCGCGATTCCGGCACACAGGCTGCTCTTTCCGTTCTTGCGTGGTATGGCCAGCAAGCTCGTCCGCACCTTCCGCTTGCCCCCCTCGGTGGCGAACAACTTGCGCACGTAGTCCTGCTGCCACGACTCCAGCAGAAACGGCTTGCCTCCAAGCTCGCCTTTGGCGTGCGTGAGGTAGCTGTGAAAGAACTCGACCGCGAAGCAGCTGCTGCAGTTGCCGCAAGGCTTAGCCAGCGAACACGCGGGCGTCGCGGTCGTCCGTTTCCTGCTTCGGATCTTCGACATGCAGCGATGTCCTGGCTGACGGGTTGAGGCCGAAGTCCTGCTCGAGCTGCCGCATCTGCACGGCAAGCTTGTGGGCGATCGACACCTCGGGCCGCTGGGCCACGTATTTCACCTCGCCCTTGTCGTTCAGGATTGGGTACGTGTCGCCATCTGCTTTTAGTTTTGCTCGCACCGCAAGCCACCATTCGTAGGTGTCGCAGTAGCGGGCAAGTGCTTCCACGTCGGCCTGCGTCATTACCTTGACAGCCTGGAGCATTGGCAGCAGCTCGGCCCAGCGGGCGGCGGCCACAGGCCCGAGGTAGGCCGGCATCGTGATGCCGTTTGAGGGAGGCGTCGGCTCGGTCTTGCGCGGCTGCGCAAGCGTGCCACGGGCAACTTTAATTTGAGTGGGAGTTGGGCGTGGACCGCGTTTACCCATTGCAAAGACCCTACCCGGCAACAGAAACTCACTGGAACGTACGCGGCACAGGCGACCGGGGTTTTTAACTGGCAAAGTTGGGGTGGTTCGACCCACCCTCCGCCGCGCTGGCGTCCGCTGCCAGCCAGTCGTGTGCGGCAGCGCGCGAGCCGCAGACGCCGCGCGTGGCCGCAAAAATCGCCTGCTCGTGCCGAGTTTTGCGACCGTGGCACCGCAGGCACAGCGTCTGACCGTTGGCAACGTCGTAGCGTGCTCCACCTTGACTAATTGGCACGATGTGGTCTGCGTGCGCTTCACGCCGATCGGAGCACACCCGACCACACCCCCGGCATTGCCATGCGTCACGCACTAGAACAGCCTGACGCCACGCCCTGTGCCGCTTGTCGCAGTAGCCACGAGCGGCCGCGTTGGGCCTAGCTGTGTCGTCCCTGCGTGGGCGTGACGTTTTCAGCCTAGGGGGCCTGTGCGATGGTATCCGTGTCGGCATATGGGGGGGCCGTATTTACGCCACGGGCGGGCGTGCTTAGCTCTTGAGGCTGACCACAGCCGAGGTGCCCGTGCTATTCGTCGTGCCGCTCACCACCTTCAGGAACGGCAGGGCGAACACCTCATCGGGCAGGCTGTAGATGCGTCCTACGGTGCTCGAGGGGGCCAGCGTGATGTCGGCCACGGAACCATCGGCCTTGTAAACACGCCGGAACTCTCCAGCCTCGGTGTGGCTGCCCCACATTTGCAGCGAGGCCGCATTGGTGGAGATCGTCCCCATTGAGATCACGCCGCCTGCCATGTCGTCCAATCGCAGCGTGGTGGCCAATGACGTGGCCGTGTGCAGGGTAATGCTGGCGTCTCGCTCGTAACGCTTGATCTTGACGTGGGCCATGGCTGATCTCCTGGTGGCGCGGGTGTGCCCGACTCGGGGCCTAATGCGTCCCAGCCTATAGCCGGGGGGGCAGTGTCTTGCAGCAGCTGGCCCGCCGCGATGTGTCGCCGTGCGCTAATGATGCCGGTTTTATCACGCAAGGTTTCTCGTTTTGCGGCCGTGCGGCGCGGATTCGGCCGCCAATCGGCGGATTATCGCGTTCCGCAGAAACACTGGTTCGCTGGCTACTCAACGGGCAGGTCAACCCCGAACTCCGCAAGCCGTCCCTCGATCTCGCGTACCGTCGTCTCGCCGCAATGCTTGAACTCGCACAGCCGTTCAATCGTGAGGCTTGCCAAAGACGCCGCATCGACAATGCCGTTGTTTCGCAAAACTGTCGTGGCGCGAATGCCCAGCCCGCCCACGAACTCCTGCCAATCGATTCGCTCGCAGGCAGTGAGCATCGCATCCGCTTGAAGCCCAGCAGCAGACCGCAGCCGCCGCATTTCC